AGAGGAGTGATTCCCATCACTCCCCTTCGGGCTACATCGCACTGCAGAACTATTTATTAATTACCCATAGCATCAAAGTCTTTGCTTAACGAACTACCACCGCCAACTGATCCTCCTCCGCTATTACCGCCAGACGGAGGACTACTTTGCCATCCTCTTGTGGCTCCGGCGTTTGTGCCTTCTTGCCAGGAATATGTTGGCGCTTGTGGTAGTCCTCCTGGCACAGATAATGAGTGCCAGCGAGAATCAACGAACTGTGCTTTCGTTATTAATAATGCTAGGCAGATATTAACTAAAGAAGCTCGTGACATCTGTAGAACCAAACCATTGACGCATCTTATTATATTCTTCATCTGTTTGTCCGTCTAATCTTGTATTAGGATCCAACGTATTTCCCATAACAATATTACCACCACCTAATCTCTTCTTACACATATCTACGTTGTCTCTCATAATATCAACACCATAGATATCCTTCAATGCATCTTGTTCCGTCATATTGAAATGTAGCATCTTAAGATATTTCACTGGCACTAAGAACTGACCGTCTCCACAGGCAGGATCAATAACAGTCTTGCCAGGAGCGAATGTATCGATATCCATCTTTTGTAGGATCTCAATGACCAGATCAGTCGGTGTGAATACTTCACCAGTCTTCTTCACACGATCTGACATACGATCAACGCCAGACATATATCCGTGTTGGTTGGTTAGTTCAGCTATCTTATTCCACATATTAATCTCTGAAATCCGGAAGCTTCTCTATCAAAGTTTTAGAAGTAGCATATGTTTTGTTTGTCTCTAGCAATCTTATATTCTCGTTTGTTATAGCATCAGAAGTAAGCCACTTTGACATTTCTTCTGCTTCTTTCTTACTGTTACATTCTATAGCAAACACAAACCCAGACCACATCTTATTCTTTGATTCACATATGTATGTGTTAAACTTACCTCTAGATGGGGTATGATTTACTATACACAACCATGGTTTGTTTCCTTTATATATAAGACGTTCTAATTTTCTAACAGAATTAACTTGTTTTCTGTCATATTTCTCTATCACAGGTCCAGTTTTATGAACTTTGGTTATTACTTCAATGTCACCATTTTCTGTTACTATTCCTGATGTAGTTGGAAATCCTCCCTTGATACATTTTAGTCTTTTCTTCTCCGGATAAAGAACATTATATCCTTCGAATTTGTCTTTAATAGGTTCAACTTTGTTGTTTATATCCCTAGAAGCAAACACACAATGCATAGAAGATATGCCTACTCCAAAATGTGATGTTACGTCCATCATTTCTCTAGAATGAGTCTTAACTAGTTTATTGTGGTTGATAAAATAACGCCAGTTTACATTTAAGTTCTCTGGCATAATCATAGCAACTTCTTTAGAATTCTCTAAAGAAAGCTGAAAGAATCTAGGATATAACATATCCTTATTATTACTAAAAGGAGGATTACCTACAGTAACGTCAAATTTCATATCTTCTAATTCTCCCCACAAATAGATACAACCAATCTTACTGGCTTTCCCGTTATGAAATTCAGAGAATTCGTCTGTCCAAATAACTACTTCGCTGACGTCAATATTATATAGATGTTTAAGCACCCATACAAATTCAAAATTATATACTACACAAATTGATTTATTATTCAAATCAATTTTAGAAAGTACTTCTTCACATAAACTGAAAGGTGTGTGAACAGAATGAGGATTAAGTTCGTTACGAACAAAATCTTTACCAAAGACTATATTTGCGAGCTCTTTCTTTTTCTCATATGTATCAAAAGAAGCGGCAGACATCTTTAATCCCTTTCTCAATCTTACAATATATTATACCCTAAGATTGACAAGAAGTAAAGCTCTTTTTTCATAAGAAAGAGGTAATAAATTCAAAGACTTAGCTTCGAGCGTACATCATCGCATCTCTGAATTGAGACCAGAACCCACTATTTCCATCAATCATCTTAGATATCTCATTATATCCTAATGTTCTTACTTTTTCTGCATACATCTCTCTATTAATCTCTTCATGAAGAGTCTTAGCAGTAGTGAATATAGTCATATGTCCATAATCCTTGCTTATGTTATACTTCATAGCACTCTGAGAGACAAAGTTAGATATATGATCTTTGTTAGCTGTAAGAACTGAAATAGTATTGGAACGATACTTACACTGAATAGTATGAGCTTGACCGTCATGACCATAACCTATACCATCAATACCATAATCAGGACCAAGCTGTGGTTGATAGTTAATTATGTTAATTCTTTTATCAATAGGAGACATCTTAATAAGAGCTTCAACAAGACACTCGAATCCATCACCAACATATGTATCTCTATCCCATCTATCTGGATATTCTGTCGCTTGTGATTCTAATTTACGCATGAAAGTTGATAGCTTCTGAGTGTTACTCAGAAGTTTGTCTATAGAATAACACTGGCCAGAGAATCTATGATTAAGAGTTAACATTAGAATACTGCCTCTTCACGTTGATTGATGTCCATCAGAGAAATTGTTTCTGCTAATTCTGATCTCTCTACTTGATGCATAATATTATCAAGAAGAAACTGAGCCAGAGAAGCACCATTGTTACCATATGCATCTGGTATACCGTCATCTTCTTTAATACCAGATCCATCTTCACCAGTAAAAGTCATCATTTCACGACCAATGTCAAATCCACCAGCACGTATCTGCATTAGTATATCCATGATGAATCGTTGGTTCTCTTCGTCTCCATTGATATTGGTAACTGAAACCCAGCAATTCTTCTTAAGAGAAGGATTAGCCTTATAGATTCTAACAGCACGACCTATAGTCTGCAACAATTTTGCTTGTTTCATATTACGAAGTATAGCGACACCAGTAATTCCGTCTATATCGATGCCTTCCGCAAGGATATCATAATGAAACACTAATGCTTTATCGCTTTCACGAAGCTCTTTCTCCCATTCAGCCCTATTGTTTCCATAATTTCTACCGTTAATCTTAGCGCCACCTTTAGATGTAATAGTAAATACACGATAACCTGGCATGTCAGTTACGATAGTCGCCCATTTCTTAGCGATAGTCTCTACGTCGGCTGTGCCTTCCATAGCAAACAGGATCTTATTGACCGGAATACCTGTTTCGTTAGTCAATTTAGACTGAGCCAAAGCAATATTCTTTACTTCGTCGACAACAGTCTTAACTGTATCTTTAGAAGTAGCAGTCATAACGTGTAATTTTGGAAGAACAATAATACCACGTTCAGCTAACGTCAAAGGAGAAACTTGATAAAGAAGGTCACCATATACGTCAATGTTATTAAGACCACGGCCAGTGTCATGAAATGTATGTTTCTCTGTAGCTGTAAAGAACAGCTTTAACTTTGAAGACAAATCACGAACTGTGTCAAAGAAACCTTCCGCGACACAATATTGTGATTCATCTGCAATAAGAGTATGAAAGTTGTAATCTATCAATTTAAACGCTGAGCAATAAGTAGAAAACACTACTAAGTCTTTCTTCATACGCTTAGCACGTTCGAATTCTTCACCAACAACATTAATGCTAGTTGTGGATTTCTCATCCCAGACAATCTTGGTGTAATCAGGTTCATAACGACCTGAATGAAATGCAAGAGCAATATAGTCTTGTCCGATTTCATTACGATAGTTCTTCATCAATTGATTGAGAAGAACAATACGAGGAGCAAGAACAAGATGAATCTTTCCGCCACGCTTATTATTAAGGCGGTCTCTTAATGTTAATGCTTCTACTAAAGTCTTTCCGCCACCAGTAGGAATAACAATTCTACCTTTATCTCCTTTAATATTAAGGATGGCTTGTATTGCTTCAAATTGATGCTGGTGAAGTACCTTTTCCACTTTTATCTCCATAATATAGTTAAGGTATCTTTTTCAACCTTACAATATATTATACCCCCTAATACCACGAAAGTAAAGCTCTTTTTTCACAAGAAAGATGTGAAAAAACGATAGTAAACTATACTGATTTTATTACAGTTTCTCGTTTACTATCGTATTATAATTTAGGCAGCTTTACGGTGTTCTTGAAACTTCTGCTGATTCTCGGATGCGGTAACCCACTCAAGATTAGAAGGATGAAAATTATTACGATCGTGATCAATATGGTTGACCTGATAACGATCAGCATGTTGAATATGTTCTAGTAATTTATCGCGAATAACTTTATCAATACTATTCCACTCTTTTTCTGTCAATATATTTGGTAGTGGCTTTTTGTGAAAAGTTTCACATACTAAACGGTGAACAGAAACTGTTTTCCTTGCGCCATCTACTTTAATAGTAACTTTTGGGTATGGGTTCCAATCGTCTCCTCTTTGAACAGACAATAAAGCAAGCGACCCTCGTTTTGTGCTGTAGATTAGACCAAGATCGTCAACGAAATAATCTTCTATTACTTCCCCACGAAAAATAATGGACTTCAGATTACGGCTAGTCATGGTTTTCTCCGAAAGTATCACAACTGTATTTGTATTATACTTTATATTTTATGAAAAGTAAAATACTTTCATTCCTCTTCTTCCTCTTCTTCCGGACGTACGATGCCGTAGTAGCGATCCAGAGCTTCACGAACACGATCAGCTTCGATAAGATAGAAAACGTAATCGCCAACTTCTCGGCGGTACTCTTTTTCAATATATTCGAAACCACCATAGTATTGTAGGCATCCATCATGTGACTTATGAATAACAATTGATTCTGCATCAACCCACAGACGATATCCTGCACGGATATCCAGTCCTAATGTAACTGCATCTGTTGTTTCCATTTCAAATGTAACATGATTGTGAACACGATCGTCGATGTCGTAGAGAAAATCAATTGTTTTCATCTTATGCCTCCCGAACAGCGTAGTCTTCCATAATCTTTTCTACACGCTTAACTACTTCTCTGATGTTACCGCCAATGTGCCAGTCATATGAACCCTTTGGCGTCTCGTTCATCTTATAATCATATATTGTTGCTACTTGACCATCATTGAATTTTATTATCCAGCTGGCAGTTATTTTGCCATCACCAGAACCAATAATAGGATCACCAAACACTTCACATAATGTGTTATAATCACTGGTGATATATCCCTGCAAACAGGTCATACCACTATCACCATAATCATTCGTCACACGATAATCAGTATTCATCGTCAAGATCCTCTTCCGAAGCAACAATACGAATACGATCAGCCCATAATAGAGCTTCAAAAGCATTACTTAATTTATCGACGTCGAAACCACAGCCACCTTTTGTCAGGTACTCGTGTATAAGATCGGCTACTTGTGACGCCTCTTCACGAGTAATAGCCCATTCCTCTTTCATATTAAATCCCCTGTCGTGTTAACATTGTAGGAGAAACAGTCCAAGTTGTTAAGCCATTCGTCTCTTTGATCTTAATAGTTTTCTGATTGATCTTAACGATCTGGCCTTTAACGATCTTGCCAGTCTTTGAACGGAATTGAACGAAATTGCCAATAGAGAAATTGTTAGCGGCGTAGCGCTGTAATTCTCTACCCTTCACGTTAATGGCAGCGATTGTCTCTCTAAGATCGTCCATGTTGTCAATAGCCAGGATAGCACGAGTAGCAGCAGACATATTTTATCTCCGTTTCAATCTTACACTATATTATACCTTAACTTTTTCAAAAAGTCAAGTACTTTTTTATCTTAAGAAGTAGCGACCAGAGAATACAATTTGCCACCATATTCGTCGTTCTCTTCTAACAACAATACGTTATCGCCGTCAATAACAACAGCCATGTTCTCGTACTCGCCGATAATAGGGTTGGCCGTCTCGCATCCGCTGAAAGCATCCCAATCAACGCTATCAAAAGGTCTAAACTCGGTCTCGGCGATAATCTTAAGGACTTCAAAAGTTGTTTCAGGATAGTTCATATTCGGTCCCTTTCTCAATCTTACAATATATTATACCCTATATTTTGTCAAAAGTAAAGCCCCCAGAACATTAAAAGATGTTAATGTTAGCGTTGTAAGTTATTGATTGTTAGTTTATTATCGTTTACGTTCGTTTACTATTGTTTTCTGAAAAAAGAACTTTACTACTTCCAGAAAACGGGTATAATTGAGGTGTAAGGTAATAGTAGGAGATAAAGAAAATGTCTATAAATATAGTAGCAATTGAGCTTCTACGTTCAAACAAATACAAGCAACGTATCATACGTAATAAGAAAAAGTATGACCGTAAACGTATTAAAGCAGAGAAATTCCATGGATAATAAAGAAATGGTGTTATTCGGAGGATTAGGGCTTGCTCTTATCCTAATAATAGTATATGCTGTAATAGAGAGTGACGAGAGAAACAAAGATATCCTCCGTAATCATTGTGTATTGATACACACGAACAAAGATATAGTTCAGATGGAGTATGATGTATCATTAAAGATGATGGTGCCAAAGAGATATCCTGGTAAGAAGATATATAATTGCGACGATAATGAATGGAGGGTCAACTGATGAAAATGATATTCAAGTATCCTCTTGGCGAGGACATTCATCACAATGCTATATTTGAGATTGAGATGCCAAGAGCAGCAAAGATATTAGATATACAAGTCCAAGGACATACGCCAGTTATTTGGGCTATAGTTAATCCTAAGAAAGAGAAGCGTAAGTATGTCTTCCACGTATTTGGTACTGGTTTTGAAATGAAAGATTATGATAAGAAAAACTATGAGTATATCGCAACAATCCAGGCAGGTCATTCGAATACATTAACCTGGCATATCTTTGAGATACATGAATAAATGGGACCAATTGACGAGACGATTAGAGATTTGGTGCAGGAGTGTTATGCTAATAGAACACTGAAAGAAACAGATCGTCTTGAGATATTAGAAACTGTAATGATTCATATGGCGAATATGTTAGAAAGCGATCGTCGTAGAGTTGCTGGTGCTATGCTTGGTGATTATATAAGATTTGCTCGGATCAAGAGGAAAAGAAAATGACACAGGATAATAAAACTATTGGTATTATGTTGGTTGGATTTATACTGTTTGTAATAGCTTTAATATACATGGCATTTAAGGAAGAAGAGCACGTAGAACAATATAGAGTTGACTGTGAAAAAGCAGGTGGTACTCTCCTTGATAGAACATATCATACAGGTAGAAACTCTAAGCATACTTACACGTGTGTTGATTCTAAATTAATACTGAGGATGAATGAGAATGACTGAGTATGAACTAAAGTTAGTATATAAAGAAGGCGTAATGGCCTATAAAGATGATGTTTGTGTTCTTGATAATCCTTATGATGGAGTATCTGAAGAGTTAAAAAACCAATGGGATGATGGTTGGTGGGATATGTTCTACGTAGAAGAATAAACTTGACTTTTCATAAAATATAGGTTATACTATCTGTATAATATGAAGGAACAAAACATGTCTCCGGATAAAGCTGCTCGCTGGTTAATAATGTCTTCCTATCTCTATTATCAACGTAACACTAATGTCTTAGATGATGGAGAATATGATGATCTTTCTAACTACGTTGCTGATAGTTTCGATGAACTTTCTGAACAGCTTCAGTGGCAATTGGAATCAGCAGAAGCAATCCGTGCAACGGGTAACGGTATCAAGATCACAAAGATGGGAGAATCAGCAGCAATAGCATGGCATGAAGAAATGAAAGGAGAGCTACCAGAAGGCAGCTATCCTATTCCACATAAACAGTGGAAAAAAGATAAAAGATTTAAATGTCATTATTCTATTATCGGAGGATAACATGCCAGCGTTTCTTGATGTTCCGCCAGATTATAGAGCTCCTGTTATTATTACCGAAGACGGTGGTGGATTAGTTCAGAAGTATATCGATGCAGCTGTTAGATATGCATTTGAGAAAAGACAAGTAGCTATTACTGGATCCTGTCGATCTGCATGTATGATGGCATTAGCAGTTCCTAATGTCTGTGTTACTAAGAATGCAGAGGTATCATTCCATTGGGCATACGACCAGACAACAAATGTGCTTCGTAAGGATGTTACTAACTATATGATGACTCTTCTGCCAGATAATATACAGGCGAGTATGAAGGGTAAATTGAAGCGAGATTTCTCTCCAGAAGCAACTTTATCAGGAGAGAAATTAATAAAATTAGGCATAAACGAGTGTCAATTCACTAAGTAAGTAAGCCTAAAAAGGAGAACATTATGTCTACTAAGAATAAGTTCCGTGTTTTGTATTCTTTGAAGAGCGATACTGGCTTTCTAATAGAGAAGTCCAAACAGTTTACTACATTATCAGATGCAAAGAACTTTATTCAGGTTCTCCAGTCTTGTGGTAAACTGGTAGGCAGAGCCATCTGTGAAGTCAGGTAATTATTTGCTCTCTATCTGAACTTCAGCGTCTTTCAGGAACTTTCTGATGCTCTCTATCGAGCTCTTGCATGTTATGTTGTTCTTATATAATGTAGCAAGAGTTCTCGCGACTTGAGCATCAGTTAATGACTGCCACTTAGGAAAACTTCTAAGAATCGGACATTCATACATCGCATCTGCTGGATGAACTACTACATATTTGTAGGTCGTGATAAGACTCGCTGGATCATTAGAATTACAAGCTGTCAATCCAAGAACAGCAATCAACAATAATAATTTCTTCATGGTACGACGACTTCTAATTCTTTAATAGTCTGTTTCAACAGTTCTGATGCTTGACGGTCAGATACTTTAGGATTATCTCTGAATCTTTTTTCTATATCAACAAGACTCTGTTCAATAGCAGCACGTTGTTTCGTTAGTTCTTGAACGACGTCCTCTTTATTCTTATTAATAACCTGGAGATCTCTGATGGTTTTGTCTCTGTCAGCAATTGCTTGTTGTGCTTGTTTCAGATTAAACTCAGCGAGAGCAGCAGCACGAATAGTATCATCGTAGTGTTTTACGAATGTGCCTATGGCAGCTGCTATAATAACAGCGATTAGGCCATACAAAAATCCTCTGCTAAATATCCAATCAAACATAACATACTCCTTGAAAGATTAGTTCATGAAAGTATTTATAGGAAAGTATCCACGTAGTTTCTCCACATGGAAAGTCATTAGTGTATTACCTTTAAAAGAACAGACCAAAGATAAGATTTGGGAATGGTTTGATGGAGGTTGTATTGACAAAGCATGTGACTGGCTAAACGAAAAACATCGACGTAAGATAAAGATTCGTATTGATCGTGAGGATACATGGTCAATGGATCATACGCTCGCTCATATTATTCTACCGATGTTAAAGCAATTAAAAGCAACAAAACAAGGATCTCCTATTGTTGATGAGGAGGATCTACCAGTTCACATGCGTCATGGGACAGAAGACGATAACTGGATTCATTATAAATGGGAATGGATTCTAAATGAAATGATCTTTGCTTTCGAGAATACTGTTGATGATTCTTGGGAGGATTCATTCTCTCATGGCGAGCCTAAATATGAACAGGCAGAAATTAATGATGAAATTGTTGGTAAAGGTTTCACTTACATTCAAGTAAATCCTGACTACTGGTTTGATCATGAAGGCTACAAGAGACACCAAGAACGTATACAGAATGGTTATCGTTTGTTTGGTCGTTACTATAGTTCACTCTGGGACTAAGGAGAATAGCATGTTTAATATTCTTGAAGAAACTAAACAAGAAGCAGTCGCTAAGATGGAAGAAATCTTAAAGGACGCTGACGTAGCAAAAGATAAGATTGAAGAAGCGTTTGAAGCAGCTGTTGCAGTTGTTAAGAAGCAGTTTGGTATGTGATGAAATCAACAATCTCCCAAAATCTGATTATTGTTCCTGAGAATATTGTCATGGATGCATGGAATGCTGTGGACAATGAAGAGGATTCTGGGTTCAAAAAAGTATTAGATGCTTCTGCTGCTTATAAAGATGCAGGAATGACACCTATCTTTATCTTTGATACAAAGAACGGAGACATCTACTGTTGTGCTAAAGAAACATTTGGTAAGAAACTACATTAGGCTAAAATTTAACGGTGTTCGGCTAAAATTAGCCTTAAAATCCTATGGGGTTATAATATAAATAGGGGTAAGAGTGGCAGTTTCTGTCACATATTTTCTAAAGACTAACTGACCACTTGATTCTTTCTCTCCATGGAGAATAATAATATGAGTACAGTTGCAACTGCTGCAGTAGCAGATAAAGTAGAAGTAGTAGACTTACGTGGTATGTGGATTGGTTTAGCTACATTAAACGTATTTTATCTTATCGTTAGAATTTATGAACAGGTGTTCGGCTGGAGAGCAGGACTCGATTCCTTCGCTCCAGAATTTCAAACATACTGGATGTCTATTCTTTGGACAGAGGTTCCTCTTGAGTTAGTTTCAGGACTTGCTCTTGCTGGTTATCTTTGGCGAACAAGAGACCGTAACATCGACGCAGTAACTCCTCGTGAGGAAATGCGTAGATTAGTCTGCTTAGTTCAGTGGCTTGTTGTTTACGGCATTGCCATTTATTGGGGTGCATCATTCTTCACTGAACAAGATGGTACTTGGCATATGACTGTTATTCGTGACACTGACTTTACTCCAAGTCACATTATCGAGTTCTATATGTCCTACCCAATTTACTCAATCATCGCAGTTGGTGCATTCTTTTATGCTAAGACTCGTATCCCATATTTCGCTCATGGATACAGCCTTGCATTCTTGATTGTAGCAATTGGACCATTTATGATTATCCCAAATGTTGGACTTAACGAATGGGGTCATACATTCTGGTTCATGGAAGAATTGTTCGTTGCTCCTCTTCATTGGGGCTTCGTGTTCTTCGGCTGGATGGCACTGGGTGTCTTTGGTGTAGTCCTGCAGATCCTTGGAAGAGTTCATGCTCTTCTTGGTAAGGAAGGCGCTGCTCTCCTTACTCGTTAAAAAAGTTTGGGGGAGGGTATTGACTTCTCCCCCATTCAACCTTATATTATTATTAGACGCCGAAAGGGTCACTAAAATCTATCTCGCTGAAAAGGAGAAACATATGACTGATTATCTGTTTGATACTAAAAATATGAATAAGTACCTGGTAGGATTTGATAAAGTTTTTGATACTCTTAATAATGTGAATAGTAACTATGTGAAAGCGGCTCAAGCATGGCCGTTCTATAATATTGTAAAGGTCGATAAGGACAAATACAGAGTAGATCTTGCAGTAGCAGGTTTTGGTAAGAACGAGATTGATATCGAGTTAGCCAATAATACTCTGGTTGTAAAAGGAACAACCCATTCAGAAGAACCCGCTGTTAATCCAGTTGAGTACCTATTCAAAGGTATTTCAGACAGATCATTCACTCGTTCGTTCACGTTAGCGGATCATGTAGAAGTGAAGAATGCAGAGCTCATCAATGGTGTTCTAAGAATTTGGCTTGAACATCTGCTTCCCCCTGAGAAGCAATCTAAAAAGATCAATATCGAATAACGATCGGGGGCTTCATGCCCCCTTTTTCTTGCAAGCTCTTAGGTGCTGAGTATAGTTACCTTTGCTTTGAATAGATCTTCCACAAAGTTCACATTCAAAAACTTCTAATTTTTGTTTATAAGATGGATTATCGCTGATCCATAAATGCGTTCCGTTTTTAGAAGCAACGGTTGATGGATTTTGCTCTGTGCAGAATATATTTTTTCCTTGTTCTATCTGCTTGTATACTGGGTTATCGCATACGAATAAATGTTCTCCAGATTCTATTCTTTTATTTTGAAAATTTGATATTAGTCCTTTAAACTCTTTTGTCTGAGAAAAATGCGTTCCGTTAGCAGATCTTTCTAAATTCATTTTTCTTGTATTTTCAGAAAGAGTCTTTTTTCCTATATCTGATTGAGACCATAAAGACTTTTCCGCCGCTCTTTTCAATCCATTAATTCTTGCTACTTCTGCTCTTTCTTCTGGCGATACTGATATATGACCTGTCACTATCATCGCCCAACAAGCACCAGAGTCTCCTTGTTCTCTATGGATTCTGTAATGCTCTATGGCTGTTAAGACTGTCAGATTAGAAGGATGATTGTTTTCGTGATTGCCGTCGATATGGTGAACGTGATACCCTTTAGGTATCTTTTGGTTATTTGCTTGTTCCCAGATCTTACGATAGTTCTTAGATGTTCGTTTATAAATAGACATGCTGTATCTCCTTGATAGATATAGAGTGGTTGGAGCGTCGGAACTCGTGAACCACATTCTATTTATTAAGGAAATAACATGTTTTGTCCTTTTTGTGGTAAAAAATTTGAAAAAAGACTTGACTTTTATAACCATATGATATATAATGAAGGTTATAACGAGAGCATAACGAATCGTATGTTCGCGTTAGGACTACTTGACGAAGTAGACGTTGAAGAACTAAACAACATGTTGGAGAAAATAAATGGTAAATGAAGACTATCTACCCATTCTGGAGACTATAAGTTCTGGAGGGGTTCAGTGTAAAATGGCAGAAGCCGATAAGGTGGGCAAAAAACTGGTAAAATCTCTGGTCAAAGAGAATGGAGATAACAAAAAAGATTACAAATATGCGCTAATGGAAATAAAGCTGGATGGTAAAAAATATCTTACTAGTCTATGTAAAACTCCTGGCGGCGGATATCTTACCTTAAGATATACCGATCTCGAAACAAAAAAGACTTTTATTCCTAATAAGATTTTCATGAACTGTCATAATTTAGAGACAGGTGAAATTGAACTTTTAGAAATATTTGGGTTCACAAAGGATAAAGTCCCAGAAGACGCTGTGTCTCTCGGAAAAGTAAACATCGGAGAATCGGCATGAAATTTCCTGAACCTCAAAGCCTCGCAGACTTTATGGAGAATCAAGGTAGATTCTCAGTAGAGCCTCTAATCATAAACCAAACCATTGACAACAAGACATGGGTGCATCCATATATCAAAAAGATTATCAACGAAAATAACTTAGATACGTTTGATGGCAGTGATGTATATTTTGGTCAGCTGGTTAGATTTGTCATTGAAGACAATGGTAATACGTTATCCGTTGTTGCAGTTATGCCTAACGAAAAATCATATAACGAAACTATTTCGATCTTTGCTAGAGAAACTGAAGATAAAGAAGACGTCGCGAAATATATTCTCGATTCTCTTCAGACTGCTCTTTTTGAAGATTGCTGGGGTCCAAAGGAACAATTCTACTTTAGTGAGTATGGATACACCGTAAATGAAAATTTCGGGTATGATAGTAAATTGGTATCTTTGACTTTTGACGCTGGTCTTTATAAAGAAGGTAGAACTTGGAAGGTAGATATTAAGTAACTAAATATGGGGAGGACTTGTTCCTCCCCTTTTCACTACGAGGTGTAACATGCAATTTGAGATCACTCCAGACCTATTACGTAAGGTTGCAGGCATTAAGAAAGTAACAGCAGTCATGAAAGGACTCGCTGAATATTTGCCTGACGTACTTGAGAAGTATGAAATTAATACTCTCAAAAGAGTTGCTCATTTCCTTGCACAGATCGGTCACGAATCAGATCATTTTCAGACATTACACGAATATGCATCAGGTGCAGCATACGAGGGTCGTAAGGATCTTGGTAATACTAAAGCTGGCGACGGTAAGAGATATAAAGGACGTGGTGCTATTCAGTTGACTGGCCGTGCAAACTATCGCACATACGGTAAGTTGCTTGATGTAGATTTTGAAAACAATCCAGAGCTCGCTGAACAGCCAAAGTATTCTGCTCTTACAGCTGGTGCATATTGGAATAGTAAGAAACTAAATCAGTTTGCTGATAAAGACGACATTACTACTATTACTAAGCGTATTAATGGTGGTTTAAATGGATTTGCTGCACGTAAGGCAATGTTAGCCAGAGCCAAAGTTGCATTGGCTGTTCAGGCCAAAGATCAGATTGCATCGCTTGAAGAAGAAATCTCTGATAACACAGATATTGCTTGACAATCAACTAAATTCATAGTAATATAATACATTATTCCTGGTGTTGTGAGTCTTTGACCGAACACCGTTTATTTTGGAGGTTTTATGACGAGATTTTATACAGATTTTTGCAAGCGTGGTAATCAAATATTTTTAAGAGGATATGATAAAGGTTTAAGAATATCAGATAAGATTAGTTATCAACCTTACCTTTTCATACCAAAAGATAACGGAAAATATAGAACAATAGATGGTAAGCCTGTAGATAAACTCGAATTTGATTCACTGAATGACGCCAAGGATTTCCTTGAACGATATGAAGGTGTATCAAATATGGAGATCTATGGGCTAACTCATTTTCAGTATCTCTATGTTTTCGATGAGTATAGAGGAGATATTGATTATGATCCAAAGATGGTCAAAGTTGGTATCCTGGATATTGAATGTGCTGCTGATGACGGTTTCCCTGATATTCAGAGAGCTGATAAGCCTCTTACGGCTATCACTATTCGCTGTCGTGGCCGTAATTACGTTTTCGGTTGTGGTGAGTATAGCAGCAGAGACGATAACACTCATTATATCCAGTGCAAAAATGAGCATGAGTTAGTATTACAGTTTCTTGATTGTTGGCAGAAACTCGATCTTGATATTATAACTGGATGGAATATTGAGTTCTTCGATATTCCTTATCTGATTAATCGTATTAAATTATTATTTAATGAGAAAGAAGCCAAGAAAATATCTCCATGGGGTATTATTCACGAGAAGTCTATTGAGTTTCGTGGTAAGACAAACCAGACATATGAGATATTAGGTCTGGCTTCTCTGGATTATTATCAGCTATATCGTAAGTTCACATTTGGTAACCAAGAATCTTATAAGCTCGATTATATCTGTCAGGTGGAGCTTGGTGAGAAAAAGATTGACTATTCTGAATACGGTAATCTGTTAGAGCTTTATAAGCAAGACTTTCAAAAGTTTATCGAGTATAATATTCACGATACTGTTCTTGTTGATCGTCTTGATGAAAAGATGAAGTTCATCGAGCAGGTTATGGCTATGGCTTATGATGCCAAGGTAAACTATGCTGATACTCTAACAACTGTTCGTCCTTGGGATATTATTATTCATAACTATCTCTTAGAGCGTAACATTGTTATTCCTAAGATCAGACGTCAAGAGATGACAGAGGCTCTTGTTGGTGGTTATGTTAAGGAGCCAAAGATCGGTCTTTCTAAATGGGTAGTTTCTTTTGACTTGAATAGTCTATATCCCCATCTTATTATGCAGTATAATATTTCTCCGGAAACAAGATTTCTCTGGAGACCTAACAATTTCCCTTCAGTCGATGATATGTTGAAAAAAGTCGATCATTTCAAAAATAGTGATTATATGGGGGGTATGGAAGATTGTGCCATTGCTGCTAATGGTGTATTGTATACTAAAGATAAGCAAGGATTTCTTCCTGCTCTTATGGAGATGATGTATAACGATAGAACCAAGTATAAGAAGTTAATGCTTGAAGCTAAACAGCGTTATGAGAATAATAAGAACTCTGAAGATGAAAAACTAATCGCCCGTTATCATAACATGCAGATGGCTAAGAAAATCCAGCTAAACTCTGCTTATGGTGCTTTGGGTAATCAGTATTTCCGTTGGTTTAACTTTGATCTTGCAGAATCTATTACTATGTCTGGTCAGCTGTCCATTCGTTGGATAGAGGGCAAGATGAATGAATATATGAATAAGATTCTCAAGACTAATGGTGTTGATTATGTGATTGCATCTGATACAGATTCTATCTATGTGACTATGGAAGCTCTTGTTGGACATTTACCAGCAGATGACGATGAGACTATTGTTAAAGCAATTGATCAATTCTGTGAAAATAAGATTCAGCCTTATATTGATAAATGCTATCAAGAGCTCGCAGAGTATATGAATGCTTATCAGCAGAAAATGCAGATGAAGCGTGAAACTATCGCCAACAAAGGTATCTGGCGTGGTAAGAAAATGTATATCCTGAATGCCTGGAATGTCGAGGGTGTTCAGTATTCAGAGCCTAAGTTAAAACTACAGGGAATTGAGGCTGTTCGTTCTTCAACTCCGCATGCTTGTCGTGAAAATATTAAGAAAGCTCTGGGTATTATTATGAATGAAGATGAAACTGCTCTTATTAAATTCGTAGAGGAGTTTCGTGATAAGTTTATGACTTTACCTTTTGAAGAGGTATCATTTCCTCGTGGCATTAAGCATATGAAGAAATATACTCAGACAAAAGGATTATTGTATGATAAAGGTACACCAATACACGTTAAAGCTGCTCTTATCTTTAATGATATGATTAAGAAACATAACATTAAGAATATTCAGCCTATCACTGATGGCGATAAGATTAGGTTCGCATATCTTAAGATGCCTAATCCTGTCGGTGATAGTGTTATTGGAGCTCCGGACACACTTCCTGAAGAGTTTAACATCGATAATTATATTGATAGAGAGATGCAGTTTACTAAGTCGTTCTTAGATCCTGTAAATTCTATTGCATCTATCATTGGATGGAAAACAGAGCAAAAGGCTACTCTGGAAGATTTCTTTTCATAAGGAGAAAATATGTCAGACGAAATTAACTTCGACTTCGGGTTTACCTCGGAGGACGAATTAAAACAAGACGAGATATTAAAGGCACAGGAAACTAAGCAGAAGCTGCAGGGTCTTAGGGATATGATTATGCCTCTTCTGAATAATCTGAAAAAGAACCCAGATATGGATATTATCAAATGGGAGGGAACTGCTCGTGTTAAAAGTATAAATGCCTTCATAAAAAAGATGGATGATTATATTAACACTTGACTTCTGTTCAGAAATAGTTTATAATGAATATAATTAGGAGGTATTTGTATGTCGTTGAAAGAGAAATTGATTAAGAACAGCACTATTGATTTGACGTCAACTTTGACTGATTCTAAAGTATATACTAAGAAAGATATGATTCAAACAGCCGTGCCAATGATTAATGTAGCATTGGCAGGTTCTATTGATGGAGGTATTACTCCTGGTCTAACAATGTTAGCAGGACCATCGAAGCATTTTAAAACTGGCTTCGCTCTTCTGTTAGCATCAGCTTATCTAAAGAAGTATCCCGATGGCGTTATATTGTTTTATGATTCTGAGTTTGGTACGCCTCAGTCTTATTTTAACAAGTTCAAGATCCCTCTTGATTCAGTTGTGCATACGCCTATTACTGATGTTGAGGAACTGAAGTTTGATATGATGAAACAACTGAAAGAGATCACTCGTGATGAGAAAGTTCTTATCATTATTGACTCTATCGGCAATCTTGCTTCAAAGAAAGAAGTTGAGGATGCATTGAACGAGAAATCAGTTGCTGATATGTCTCGTGCAAAGCAGCTGAAGTCTTTATTCAGAATGATTACACCACATCTAACATTGAAAGATATTCCACTTGTTGCAGTTAACCACACTTATATGGAAATCGGCATGTTCCCTAAAGCTGTTGT